TTCAGTGATCTTTCTACTTTAAGTTTGTATATATTTATTTCATTTCCATCTCTATCTTTTAGTTTTCTTACCCATTTTTTATTAGGTGAAATTTCAATAGAACATATTATATTATTATTTTTTACACCAGAAAGGTCTGAAATATTTGCTTTCATTTTTTTTATACCAGAAAAGTATGAAATATTCACTTTCATTTTTTTAAATCAATTTTTTTGAATTTATTTAAAAAAGTCGGCGTTTTAAATGTTCAAAGGTGTAATACAAATTTCAATGATTATACAAAATTTTTGCTTGTGACCATAAGCTTGGTCCGTTATCCACCTGTTTTTAGCGATTTAAGGTAATGAGTTGGTAACAACTTAAAAAAAAGCACTACTAAATATGCTTTGGGGTTTTTTTTTGTTATCCATTATTTTACCCCAAAAAACGAGTTTCAGTTGGTAAGACGTTTTTTTAAGATTTTTATTTTTGTAACCATATACAATAATAAAAAGTAAAAGTACTGAAAAGTGAAAAACGTGTTTTTTGGGGTTTTTTGTTATCCATTTTTTGGATAATGAAAAAAACCCCAAAACTTGCGTTTCATGACACAAAAAATTGTTGTAGTACTTAAAAAAAAGCACTGAGTATTTATCGATCTAGAAGTTTGAAGGGTAATGTAAAAAGTGTAAAATAATTGACTAATTCTTTTCGCCCATGAGCCATTTTGGACATTTTTGAAATGTCCAAATCCGAAAATTCAAGAATAATTTTTCGCAAATAAGTTACACTTTTATTTCTTATATTAAAAACTTAAATATATAATTTTCAATATAAAGAAACTAATTAATTGGTTTTATCTTGGATTTTCTTTAATAAAGCATTGTTGTAAATCAAATTACCAGTTGGTTTATAGCTTGAGATTTGTTTATAATCCTTCTTTTGATTTTCGACGCCGACTTTGACATCAGTATTATTAAACATTAACGAATTCATGTCACCTGGTGTTGTAGTCTTTTTACTATCGTCATTCTTAGATTTGACTAAGTTTCCAAACCCGTCTACATTAACACCGTACTGTTTCTTAATGTCCATGCGTTTTGCTTTATCATAGTAATGTGCCCAAGATATAAATAATAAATTAGGATGAGTATAAGCTACGCTGAATCCATTATCTTTTAGTTTGTCTATAATATATGCTATACAAGCTGCAACATCATATCTTGGTGTGCCTACTATAAATTCAGGTACCACAAAAAATGTAAATTGTTCTGCACAACGTTGACGCGAGGTGATTTTAATTTTTGTATGAACCCTGTTTAGAATTTTACGAAATACCTTTAATTTTAATTGATCTACTTCTCTCTTTCTTTGATATAGATCATCTATATTGATTTTATCAGAATAATCATCTTCCATTAGTTTAAAAGAAGAAAAAAAAGGTTAAAAAAGAACGATAAAAATATTATAATGACAATAAAACATATAGTTATATCTGGAGCAGCCTATAATGGCATTGATCTTGTAGGTATAATTACCGAACTATTTGACAAAGAATATTTTAAACGTGATGATATTAAATCTGTATATGGATCAAGTGCTGGAGCAATTGTACTAGCAATATGGATGTTAAGTATAGAAAAAGATGTATTATTTGATTTTATTATTAGAAAGCCTTGGAATAAAATATATAGCTTCAAAGCTGAGATGTTTCTAGAATTATTCAATGATAAAGGAATGTTAGATGATAAATTAATACATGAAATAATGATTCCATTACTTAAATCCAAAGATTTATCACCCGATATTACATTATTTGATTTTTACAAACATACTGATATCAAATTTACTATTTATACAACCCATTTTAATACATGGAAAGGTAAATCGTTGACCAGTGATTCGCATCCCGATTTAAAACTTATAGATGCGCTTTATATGTCATCAGCCATGCCTGTAATATTTAAACCAATAATCATGGATGGTGAAATATATGTTGATGGAGCGGTTACCAAACACTACCCAATTAAATCGGCATTGGATGATGGATGCAAAAAACATGAAATATTAGGTATTAAAATATGTAGACCAGATGAGCATTCTGTTTGTGAGTCTACAAACTTTGTACAGTATATAGGATCTATGATGAATAACATGATTGCCGCAATATCAGCTTTAGAAGATATTGATATACCTCATTGCATTCGACATTCGGCGCCTAGGATGGGATCTGAAATAGAAGCTGTATTATCAGATCCAAATAAAAGAAAGGAATTATTAGAGCGTGGTGCTAAAACTGTAACGGAATATTTAAAGAGCAGTGTTGAGGAACTCAGTAACTGAGTCTTGTGTAGGATTTGCGTCGTATTCGATAACCTGATCTCCCTTTACTAAATAAATAGTAGGATATCCATCAATACTAACATTGTGTCTTTTCTCAAATTCATTCATTTTATCCTCTTCTTTCTCTCCATTTACTTCATGAAAGTGGACAATGATACCGTTAATAGGTTTTCCATCATATAATCTTTTAACTTTATCAATAATCGGTTTTGATTTTTTTGAATGAGGACACCATTCAGTATAGAAAAAATAAAAATCAGCTTTTTTGATTTCATCATCTTTCTTTACAAACTCTTTATTTGGTACAAAACTAGGATCCAATTTTGGTGAAATATAATAGTTATAAACATAAAGTGCTATTGTAATAAATACCGCGCTTAAAAATAACACTACAAGAAATTTTTTATTAGTAAGCATTTGTGAAACACTAGCTTTCAAATTATCAAGCATTTATATTATAAAATAATAGAAAGAAGAAATATTTAACGAATATACCTAAAGAATGAAATACAAAATATATAATCAATCATGTTTGTTAGGAATTATAAGGGTAAAATAATCGAATTTAATTGGAGAGATTACTCTAATGAAAAAGATATGTATAGCGCGTTGTGGAAAATTATGTATAATGTGGAGTTAACGAGTCCAAGTTCAACAAATCAAGATATAATAAATTATATTCAAGAATAATCTTATTAGTTTTAATTATTTTCTAAAATTAATATAATAGTATGGCTAAAACAAGACGAAAAGGAAGATCAAAGAAAAAAAACAAAAAGAAAAAAACATATACAAAAAAACATTATAGTAGCGCTGATGGCATGCTAACTAGTGTATGGGGTCCACCTTTATGGCATTATTTACACGTTATGTCATTTAATTATCCTGTAAAACCTACGCCTAATGATAAAAAGTATTATAGAAATTTTATTTGTAATTTGCGAAATGTATTACCTTGTAGGTATTGTAGAATAAATTTAAGAAAAAATTTGAAAATGTTACCTTTAACAAATGCTGATCTGAAGAATAGAGATAAATTTTCCAGATGGGTATTTAAATTACACGAATTAATAAATACAATGTTGGGAAAGGATTCAGGATTAAAATTTTGCGATGTTAGAGAAAGGTATGAGCATTTTAGATCTCGTTGCACGCAGGAAGATAAGGTAGTATCAAATAAAGAAATCAAAGAACATTTGCGTAAAACTGAGAAGAAAGAGAAAGGATGTACAGAACCGTTATATGGAAAAAAATCACAGTGTATTCTTAAAATAGTCCCTCAAAGTAAAAAAAATAAAACATTTCAAATGGACAAGAAATGTATCAAAAGACGCACGATTAAAAAAAGAAATTGATTTCGTGGATTAATATATACATGAAATCATTTACAATGGAGCAAATTACAGAATTATGCGAGGTTAGTGGAAATTATATTGTAGTATCAAATAATAAAGTATATAATCTATCTACTTTTTTGAATAGACATCCCGGTGGAAAGTTTGTAATTAAATCAAAAAATGGCGAAGATGTCACTAGACATTTCAAAATGCATAGTGAACGTGGTCAAAAAATGTGGAAAGACTATCAAATAGGTATTATATCTAGCGGAGGATGTTGTAATTTTACCTAAAAGCAGCAAAGGTATTTAACATTGGTAGAGGTAATTCGGATTTATTTCTAGAATCGTAGTTAGGAACTTTTTTACAGGTGAAAGAGGGTTCCGGACACCTGGCACAAGGTGGACACGCAGGGCACGGTGTTGGTCTTGGACAAGCTGCCGAATCAGGGCATTTAGGACAAACAGGGGGTACAATTTCTGATTTAAGAATATACATGTCTTCTTCGCCTTCAGCAATTTCGTGTCTTTTGATTCCTCTCATTCCTTCTACTGTATGAGATCCTAAACTAACTAGGATAACCAAACCTAATAATATAAATAAAACATGCGATAATTTCACTTTCATTATATAATCATCAAAGAAAAGATTTCTTCAAAGGTTATATAAATGCCGAAAAAAACCTGGACAGATCCGTTAGAGCAACTATTAATAACATGGGCAGAAAAGGCCTCTGGATATGCGTGGTTGCATCAAAAAAGTTCCATGGTATTTAAGAAAAAAAATCTTTGTTTATCCATTCCTGCTTCGATATTCGGCTATGTTGCAGGAATCAGTGTATTACTTTCAAATGATGTATTTAGCGATTGCTCTCACATATCAAATGCTCCAGTTGTGAGAGCCTTAATAGGGATTATCGCAATCTCAGCTGGTATATTATCAAATTTCCAAGAAATGTTTACATTTAAAGAAGAAGCTGAAAAACATCGAATTGCCTCATTGCGATTTTTGTCTTTTTTTAGAGAACTTAGTTGTGAACTTAGTTTAGATCCTAAATATCGATCTGCGCCAATGGATTATATCACATTAAAACGATTTGAATTTGACAAAATCTTAGAACAATCGCCAGATATTCCCGAATGTATTATTTCACAATTTAATGATAAATTTAAAAACTTATCTATTCATAAACCGGATGCAGTAATCGGGTTACAAACCATATTACCATTTGGTAAACAGTATAGAGTTGAACTTAAACGTTCATTAAGTATTCGAGACAAAATTTTGTTATTGAGGTGTTTTAATAGTTGGAAAAAGGGGTCTCATATAAAACACCGGAGACCTCGCAAAGTATCCGATGATGTATTGATAGAAGTAGCTAATTCAAGAACCTCAAATATGGATTTAGTTGAGGTTGAAAATGGAAATGTTATGCTTACGGAGAGAAATGCTGAACATTTACTATTACATGGTACACTTAGTGAACAAAAGCGATTTGTACAAAATCAAAATATCAAAATTAAACAAAACCCTTTAGAAAGTGACTCTGCCACAGATTTAGGTTCGGGTGACAGTGAAGAAACCAAAGAATAATCTCTTGGTATTATATATATGCCAGCATTAACACATGGAAGAGTTAAAAATGGATTTAATTTATTTCCAAGGACTATCAAGTATGCACAGCCTAGTTGTAATAAAGAGCAAACGCCACAACAAAAAGCAGCACAAGAAGAGAGAGAAAAGCAGGGATATAAAAAACTAGCAGAATATGATCCAAATGGAAATCGTGTTTGCGAAAATGCGCAAAGAGGGTTATGTTGTGGTAGCGCCATTCAACCACGTAATTTAGGCCCAGGTCATTTGTTTCGTAACCGAGTTCCAACCAAACCTTGTAATAGAAAACACGCTAGCAATGTGGTTACGGGTCGCTCCTTCGCAGCTAAAAGAGCAATTGCCCGTCGTTCTGCCATTTGTAATACATCTCATCATAGGACAGGATTGGGTACTATTACTTTTACCGTGTGTGCTCAGCCAGAGGATCTATATAGTATTGGCGAAAACCCTTATTTATTAGATGCCCCCTTGATTGGCCAAATGGATCCTCCTCCAATTGGGAGTTCTTGTAATTTTATTAAAATACGAGATTATACCATCTCCCCACCACAAAAACCAGCAACTCCTTACAGCAATAATATTTACGCGATTACGGCGAATTACGATTTAATTTATAATACAGTCGTCACAAACAGCGGTTTTACAATTTTTAAAATACAAAAATTTAACAATATAATTTCTAAACCCGCATTTTGGACACTCCTATCAAAGAGTTCTGTAACAGTAAATCAAACAAGTATAATAGTCAGTCTGCCAACATCAGGGTGGGTTTCCGGTGACAGTTCGCTGCAAAATGGGTTCACAATAACACCAGATACCAATGTTTCAACAAATTGTTGTTGTTTATTACCAACTGTTACTTATTCCGGTCCTAGAAATGCCTATAGAATGCCTTGTTCCGGTGGTCCAGCAAAACGTACATTATTACAACCATGTACAAATCCAACGGTAAAAAAATAAATTGATAAATTAAATTAAATATTTCTATTCATCATATGAGCAGACATATTAGAAGAATGTTAAAACGATTTCACTTTAAAGACACATTAGAAGTTGGCATCGACGAAGCTGGTAGAGGCCCTTTGTTTGGCAGAGTTTATGTTGGAGCTGTAATACTTCCTCCAGATGAAAACTATGATCACTCATTAATGCGTGATAGTAAAAAATTAAATGAAACACAACGATTAGAAGCATACGAGTATATCAAGAACTATGCAATTGACTGGGCTAGTTATTGGATGTCCGCAGAAGATATTGACAAACATAATGTATTTCAAGCAACGCATAAATCAATGCATAAAGCATTGGATAAATTATTGGTTCGACCCGAACAAATATTAGTAGATGGAGATAAATTCTATGCATATAGAGACGATAACGAAATAGTACCACATATGTGTATAGTCGGTGGTGATAATAAGTATAGTGCTATAGCAGCAGCATCCATCGTTGCGAAAGTTGAACATGATCAATATATTGAAGATATGTGTAATAGATATCCCAATCTAGATAAATTTTACGATTTGAGAAGCAATAAGGGCTATGGAACAAAAAAACATATGGAAGGGATAGAAAAGCACGGTATCTCAGCCTGGCATCGTAAAAGCTTTGGTATATGCAGAAAATATGCAGAAAATTGAATGTGAAACCGCATTTTATATAGGTAACTAACCAACCCCACCCACCAGATAATACATACTGTAATATAATACCACGTATATATAATGCAACAGAATACATGCGATTCCAATGGAATTCAGTATATTTTCGGATACTTTGCTACGGGAAGGGATGATGATATGCCTAGGTGGTGTTTTCCTAGACACCGATTCCAATTTGCGAACCCAAATACAAGATCCCCAATGGGCCAGTTTATTACTTCAAATTGGTTCGGTAGAGAAGCTCCTATCGGCGAGAAGCGCGAATACCTCGTTGTAGGTATTAGAGGAAACTTTTCATATAACAATATTACTTGTCTAGTTAATGGAGCTTTAATGTCGCG